TAATAATAATGAAGTTCTGCCGTATAGGCCTCATTTGGCGTAGGGGCTAAAATAAAATTACTTACATCAAAAATAGCATAATATCGGGGTGTTCCCGTAGTTGCAGGATTAGGGGTAAAAGTCTGAATAAAATTAACGTCTTTAAATTCTAAAAATTCATGTGCAGAAGAACTCAAAACACTCAACGAAAAAGGAGCTAAAAAGTCGCTGGGCATCGCCAAATATTTATTTGAAGACGTTGCTGATCCTGTTGAATTTTTGCGAAATAACGACAATTGTACGTTTTTGAGAATACGTTCTTCGGATTGTTTTATAAAAATAGATAAATTATTAACAAACGTAGTTTCGGAATTGTCTGTATAATCTTGTATGGCAGTCTTTAAAGTTGAAAATGTAAAACTCATGCGATTGTCACCTGTACAAATCCGATAGAACCGATAGCTCTAATCTGAATAGTTTCTGGGGTTTCGACGTTTGGTTGTCCAGCATAAAGGGTTAAAGCTTCTTTTTGATTTGGTCTAGGGTTTCTAAGGGCTTGCGGATCAAAAACTTTAGGGGTTGGGTTGAGTTGAGGTTGTTTAGCTTCGTACTCGTCAAAACCAACTAAAGACCCCGTCCATTCCCGTTTCATTCTTTTTAAAGGGTATGCAAAACCTGACCTGTCTGAGATACCCTGTGCAAATTTTCCAGAAGCATATTTAGGCATAATTAGCTCCCATTAGTCGCAGGGACAACACTAAAAGAAGTTCTGTCCGCGTCTTGACTGATAGCCCTAGCTATTTCGTCATCGTAAATACTTTTTAATAAACTCACCCGATCAGGGGCTTTCTTCATTGATAGATAATAGGCTAGTCCCGCAGATAAAGCAGGGTAAAAACGAAAAGGCATTTGAAGCGTGTCAAGATAGTTATCCGCATCATCAATCCTAACAAGCCGATCAAAATATAATACATCCGTGGTCGTATCGGGGACAGGCCAGAGGGTTATAGTCGGTGTGATTTGTTTATCTACAAAAAACTGTGAAGCTCTTCCTGTAGTGGCTTTGTTAGGGATACCTAAATAGTCTCCGCGAGAGATTCTTTGAATATTGTAATCGGTGTTGCTTCGTTGAACAACCGCAGCCAAGACATCAATAGTGCTTTGTACACTCTGAAAATTAACAACCGCAGAAACCGTAGTTGTAGCCCCGCTAGTGCCACCCGTAATTGTCTCTGAAACAGAGAAAGTACCCGACGGAATAGTTATAGCAAGACTGGTGGACGAAGGTATACTTGTAACCGTAGTCGTAGCCCCGCTTGTGCCACCCGTAATTGTCTCTGAAACGGAAAAAGAAGCAGAGGATGCTACGCTTATTGTCAGTAGCCCCGCAGGATACTCGGATATTCCATTGGCTAACGAAATAGACACTTGCCCAATTGTCCATTGATTTAACCCTCTGTTTGCCCAATCCGCAAACAAAAGATTCATGGAACGCTTTGCGGTTTTAAGGTCGTAACCCGTCCTCATTACTAAACCACAACGCTCAAATGCCTCCTCGATGTATTCAGTTACATCAAGTTCAAAATCTTTGGAGCCAGAAACCGCCATAAAAAATCTTTCTAATTACCGAAGTTGTACTTATATTTTCCACCGAGCATAATAGACGGGACACCTTTTTTCCCACCGAGTCCTTGGCTTCTATCCACACTAGCTTCTATAGACGAACTTCTTTTTTTTACTCCGCGAGGGTTAAAAGGAATTTTTAATTCAATACGTCCAGAAGTCCCTGAGTAACGTGTTGGGGAACCCGCCCCCAAATTTACCTTTCTTGAAAAACTACCCCCGCCCCTCAATTTTCTGACTTTTTTAGGGGTAGAAGAACCTAATTTTACTCGACAAGAACCCATTAATTACTTTCCTTTTTTACCCTCAGGAACTTTTACTTTAGAAGCATCGGGTGAAGTAACACCTTCATTGTACCTCTGACGGTTTAACTCAGCGGGTTGAGGACCTTTTTCTACTTTCCCTAAAGCCATCCTACTTAACTCCTTTTTTAACCATGCCACCACCGCGCATTTTCTTAGTCATGCCGCCACCACGCATTTTCTTAGTCATGCCACCACCGCGCATTTTCTTAATCATGCCGCCACCGCGCATTTTCTTTAAATCGTTAGAACCTTTTCCGTCAGCAGCAAATGCAGGTACTTTTTTGCCTTTAACCGTAGTCATAGGCATACCGCCACCTTTTAATTTCTTAACCATACCCCCGCCACGCATTTTTTTAACTGACTTAGCTGCGCCATTGCCTAAATTAACTTTACCTATTGCCATTTTACAGTCTCCTATATTTTTCTTGACGTTTCTTCAACATTTGAGAAACATCATATTGTTCAAGATAAGTTTTATAATAACCTAATTTTCTAAGTTTTTCCGAAGATTTTTGAAGTTTAGTAAGTCTTTGCACAAAAGTCATCGCGTAAGGCTCTCTGACCGATGCCGAAAAGTTATCGCCGTCGATAAGGTCGTTGGGATCGTCATACGGATGAAAGCCTAAAACCCATACGTCTTTTTGTATATAGCCCCCTTCTGAAATAGCTTCATTAGTTCTTTCTAAAGAAGCATGAAATTTTTCAGTGTCTTCTTCAAAATCAAAATCAATTAAAATAACCACGTCATAGGTATCGTCAAATTGTGATATTAAAGTTGTTAAGGTTTGTGAACATTTGTTATACAAAAACGAAAACCCAACACGATCCTCGTCTAAAGCTTTCTGCGCGTAGGGACAAGCAGGAAGACCAGCAAACATGTCATTAGGTTCTTCTAAAGCATGTTTAGACCAGTCTTTAATTTCCTGTCGCACAGAGCCTTCAAAAGAAGCATCCATGATTAACTATAAAACACAGTTAAAGAAGACATGTGCGTTTGATTGTACACAACATAACCTCCTCCGCTAAAACGAAGCCCTTCATCGCCAATATCAGGATAAGCATTAGTGTTTGCACCTGCTATTGTATTAAATTTCATCCTGTTTGAGCCAGTTGCGGAACCTTCGTTAAAAGAAATAGTTCCTGCGGTAGCAGTATTAACAAAATAAAAGTTACGCAGCCTTAAACTACCCCTGAATATAGGAGCAGCCACAGCCGTACCAGTTCCTGCTTCCACATCATCCGCTGTAGCCCCAGAACACGCTATCTGCGTTATTGTCGTAAAGTAGCTAGTACCTGTAGCAATCCCAGCATTAGCACCAGTTATTGCTTCTGTTTGAGCAGCACCCGTTTCATCTGTACCCGTAACTGTGAAAGTGTCGCCACGATCATCACCTGCACTGGTAATAATAACATTACGTGCATCAGTTAAAGTGACAGACCCACCATCAGCTAAAGCTCCACCAATGGTTAAGTTTCCTGCTCCAGATAACGTAGCCGCAGCAGATATCCCATTATCGTCTGAAGCCGCAGGAGCTATAAAAGTTGATTGGACATCTGAACCTGCCATATAAATTTACTCCTAACTAAATTTTAAATACGTTATCCTATTGTAGCAATAGGAGTAGAAGCAGAAGATACTGTCCAAATTTGTTTAGTACCATTGTCGGTTACGCATTCTATTCGGCAACGCCCACCAAGTCCAGTACTAGCAACAAAAGTAAAAGTATCACCTGAATTTGTAATGACAGGATTAGCTGCTGTGCCAGCCGCCAACTGTGTCTGCCCTAAAAAGGTACTACCCGTTGCTGTCGGAATAACAATAGTTGTTGTTTTACCAGAAGCAACTGCTGTGGTAACAACAAAGTCAAAATACGCACCTGTGTTCGCACTTGAAGCCGCAGGGATATTAATAACATTGTCTAGTGTTCCGTGAATGTTAACAATACTGCCAGATTGAGCAATAGTTAAAGCAGCCGTAATAGCTCCTGCCGCTTCCCAAGTTGTAATCACGGGTCTGCGAGCAGTAAGTGTTGAAGATGTTGCTATAGTTGTAGTGCTAGAAAGCGCACCCGTGGACGAAATAGTTATATTATCAGTAAAAGCACCAGTCGTTTCACTTTTAGTAACACCAATGAAACCGCCTTCTGAACGGACTGGACCCGAAAAAGTTGTATTAGCCATATTAAATACTCCTGTCGTGGCTAGTGTCAGCCACACCATGCGACTGTCAGGGTTATTAAAATTGAATGTAACACGATTTTACAAATTTATATATAAATATTTTTTAGCTTGTAAAAATAGGATAAGTTATGTATATATCCTACATCATAAAACAATTGATTGGATCACGAATATGTATGAATTTAAAACAAGACCTTACAAGCATCAACTTGACACATTTCAAGAGTCAAAAAATTTACCTAGTTTTGCTTTGTTTATGGAAATGGGGACGGGAAAGACAAAAGTCACTATTGACACATTTTGCCATCTTTACGAAAAAAGCAAAATAGATAGTGTTTTTATTCTCGCCCCAAAATCCGTTTATAAGACCTGGGCCGAAATAGAACTACCGAAACACGTTCCTGACAGAATTAACACAGAAATCTTAGTTTGGAATAGTTATAAGAAAGACACTAAAAAGTATCGGGATAATCTTGAAAAATTCTGTGTGCCAAAATCCAGAAAGCCGAACAAACTATATGTGTTCATTATGAATATCGAAGCTTTGTCTCAAAAAAAAGAAACATACGTTTTTCAAGTAGCAAACTACTTTATTCGATCAAATCCAAAGAATTTTATGATTGTCGATGAAAGCACTACCATTAAGCAATCTAAATCAAATCGCACTAAACATGCGTTAAAAATTAGTTGTAATGCTCTCTACAAAAGAATTTTAACAGGCTCACCAATCACTCAAAACCCTAGTGATTTGTACTCTCAGTTTAAATTTTTAGACCCGAAAATACTTGATTTTCCAAACGATTTTGTGTTCGAAAAACGCTACGCAATAAAAAAAGAATTGAGATTTGGTAATAAAACAATCAACAAAATCGTAGGCTGGCAAAGACAAGATGAATTATACTCTCTCATTTCGCCCCATTCCATTCGAATTCTAAAATCTGATTGTTTGGATTTGCCACCTAAAATTTACCAAAAGAGAAACGTAGAATTAACGCCCGAACAGAAAAAGCATTATAATGAAATGAAAGAAATGGCACTAACCTCATTGTCCAACGAAGACATAATAACGGTTCACGGAAGCGTTTTGCCATTGATTTCAAAACTGCAACAAATCGTGTGTGGGTTTATAAAAGACACTCATAAAAATAAAACGCACGATATAAAAAACAATAGAATTTCGGCTGTCATGGATGTTCTTCAGGAGGTCAATACTGGAAAAGTCATAATATGGTCTAATTTTGTTCACAGTATTCAAAAAATAAACGAAGAAATTTCTTCAAAATACGGAAAAGAATCGGTTGCTTCGTTTTATGGGGACGTGTCCGTCGAAGAAAGACAAAACATTATCAACAACTTCCAAAATCCGACACACCCCCTCAAATACTTTGTCGGGAACCAACAAACGGGAGGTATGGGTATCACTCTAACAGAGGCTAATACGGTTATATATTTCAGTAATAATTATAAATATGACGATAGAATTCAGAGCGAAGATAGGTGTCACCGAATCGGTCAGAAAAAAACGGTCACATACATTGATTTGTGTTCTGAAAAAACCGTAGATGATAGAATTTTATGGATTCTTAAAGACAAAAACAACATATCAAAGACGGTTTTAAAGGAAGATATTAAAGATTGGATTGTATAATTGTCCGTAAAAACAACAATTTTTTTTGTTTTTAAAAGACCATCAAAAGTAAAAAGGGGAGCATAAAGCTCCCCTTTCTGTCTAAAAGAAACCGAATTAAGCGGCTCCCGGTGTTCCAAACACGCAACGCCAGTCAGATACACCAAAGCTGTATCTTTCTCGCGCTTTATAACGCATGTTACCAGTATCAAAATCACCTTCCATAGCCGTTTTAAGTGGCGTTCTTTGAAACAGTTTAAATCCATTCGGACAATCTGTTTTAATATAAAACGCATCAGTGTCGGTTAAGAAATGATTTACAACTGCACCATCAGGCAACATGCCCATTGACTTCGTTGCATTGACATCGTTATCGGCACTACCCGGACGTAAATTACTGTTAAGTAATCTTTCGGCTACAAACTGCAATTCTTTTGGAATTATCAGTTTTTGACCACGAATAGCAACCTTTAAGCCTCGCTCATCTTTTGCACCTGCAACGTCAATAAGCATCTGTTCTAAAGATGTCTCGTTGAGGTCAGCAGCTACAGCCAGAACATTACTTTGAGTGCCGTTAATGGTTGGGTGTGAAGCACTGCAAAGTGCAACCCCATCACCAATGGCACTCGCACCTGCTGTAAACGCATTGTTTAAAACAGCAGCAGCTTTGATCTGTTTAGTTTGAGACATAGAACGAGCTAATGCTCGTGTATAACGGCCAGCAAGGCGGTCATACAAGTTATCCTCAACAGCTTCTTCAGTAATACTGAAAGCCAACGCGATTGTTTCGTGCGTATAACGTGCTGTGTAAGTCTCTTGTGCGTCATCAAAATTGACACTGCCACCCTCAGACTTAACTGGGGCAGTAGAGAATCCTGATAACATTACATCTTCTTCGAACGCGCGATCTGAGCTTTCTTCATCAAAAATCTCTGCGTGTTCAGAATCGTAACGGTCATACTCTAGCCCAAATAAGGCATTTAGACCGGGTTCTAGCTCTTTAGCTAGTTGTGAACGTGAAATCGCCATTGTACTAGCTCCTTTCTAAATGCCAGTTGAATCTGCGGTGGTTTGTGAAGCAAACCCGCGAGTCGCAGCGTTGAAATGAGCGTTAAGGCGAACTAAAAGCGGATACCCTGCCGCAGTTAGGTCTGAATTAGCTGCATCATCTATAATACCTACAATTCTGAGAGGTAAAGTAGCTGTTACAGCAATCGAACTTACCGATAACGCCGAATTGGACTTTCCAGTACCTGTTGCTCCTGTTCTTGCTGAAGTACCCAAAGAGGCGTTAGCAAAAACGGCAGCTTGAGCGGTTGCTACATTTGTTAATGTAGCATCTGTTGCAACTCTAAAGAGTTGATTAGGGTTATCTGCAACAAACGCCTTTACTGGATAGTTTGTGTCTACTGACACTGAGTTGGAACCGGGCCAGAAATTTTTCCAAATTGTCTTGCCTGTTCCTGAATCTACATATTCAATACCTGTTAGGACACCCAAAGCTTGTGTTGTACCACCACTAGTAGCTCCTGCATGAGCAATCACGCCAGCAGCCAGTGGGACACAAATTGAACCATTAAAAATAGGGTTAGTATCATCGTTTGCAATTTCATACTCGGTCACACCCGTTGTATTTGCATTGCCGCCGACAATTCCTACAGGAATCAAACCATAGGCTGAGCTTTCATTAGCCATTAGTTATTACTCCAAAAGTTGATGGCAGTAATTATTCTTCTTTATCTTTACTGCCAAAAGTTACACGACTTTGACGTTCAGGTTTACTGATCGTCATAGATGAATGAGAATTCTCACGAAGCATATCATTGTCCACCGCTTGCATCTGGTCTTGGCTACGACTATTAAAATAAGCCGAGCGTTCTGCTATGGTTTCTAATGGTATCCTTGCGAGAAGCAAACCACCAACACCGAACACACCCTCGTATTTTCCCGAATCGACTATAGGAGCTTCAAAATCAGGATATTCATCTTGTCTTACAAGCTCATATCCCTCGCGGAGTCGTGCTGAAATGTTTTTGCGGTCATCGAAACCGCGCACTTCTGCTCGTATCCACCTGTGTTTGTAGCCCTCCGGGGCGGGGGGAGCATCTAGCATCGTTGGGGGAGTCCACGGTTTACGCCTAACCGATTTATCCCGTGTGTTTTTTGCGCGAGGCTTGCGACTAATAGAGTTAATTCCGTCTAAAATTGCATCAGTCATTTCATTAATCCTTCACGTATTTCGCGTACTCTTCGAG